CCCATCCGAGCGCGTGGTCAGCCCGGTTGGGCAAACTCCCGCGCAACAACAATTTAAAGATGACTGTGATATCAATAGCATCATGAAACGTTTTCAAAAAACAGGCGCGATCGATCACGTCGCGCAACATCAGCCTCAATACGGTGTTCACACGCCTCAATCATTGCATGAAGCAATGAACATCGTTGCCCAGGCCGATTCAATGTTTAACGATTTGCCGTCATCTCTCAGAAGACGATTCAATGGTAGCGCAGCGGAACTACTGGAATTCGTACAAGATCCGGCAAACGAAAGCGAAGCTGAAACACTAGGCCTGGCTCTCTCAGACGATGCTCAACTCAGAGCTGATGAAATAAGAGCAGCTGCCGACGCCAATGCGTCGGCAGCTGCTCCGGCAAGCGCAAGCGCGCCAGTAGATCCTCCTCCATCTGCCGCCTCTCCGGCGGAATAGCCATTAGCCCCCGAAAGGGGGCTTTTTTTATGGCTCCGCACAGTTCACCACTTGATGTAACTGTGCTAAGTGACACCACAGTGTCACGCTAAGTATCCGACAATTCAGTTGGTGTAATCAACTTCTGGTCTAATGCTTCGCAATAAATATCCTCAGCGTTTCTGTCGTACCTCGACATAATCTTAAGAGCATAAGCAAAAAATGGTCCTTCTTCGGAATAATCCGGGTTCGTGTAGAGGTTATAAACGGCGTCTTTGAATTTTTCAAGTGGTTGCTTTTCCATAATATTATCCTTTAAACAAGTCGTGCTGGAGTTCAACAATAACCAGGGTATCCGGATTCCAATTCACGGTGGACTCCCGATTTGCTGAGTTATAGCAATGAGCCAAAAATCGCCCATTACCATTCAAGTCCCTAGCAGACCAGAAAATACTACTCACTATGTAAACCATCTTGTCGCGCTGGTTCGTCGATTGCACTGTTCTACCCAGGTAAAGGTCCTCAAAATGCTTATGAAGTTCTTCACTATATCTTTTATTCATGCTAACCTCTTTGTTTGAATGTAAATGTCAACTTATCAAATTAACGTAAGGCATGGAAATCAAAGGTTATTATGGGCGTATCAGATAAATTTATATTCCTTCCTTGTCTAGCCTTCCTGTTGACTGGGTGTACCTATTACTTCACAATCACTGATAACACTATTGGAGAAATCAATGCAAAAGCGACGCAACAAGGGTTATGCCAACCGCCGTCAGTTCCAACGGAATGTAATGCGGACCCATAAATTCAACCTTCCATCGGTCTCCCCGATGCGCGGCGGGCTTCGCCTTTAATGGCAAAGAAAAAGAAAAGACCATTTCGCCCCTGGGGAAATTCCCCGTTCTCCAGGGACATACCGTTCGTCCCGGTAAACCCAAGAAAAAGAAGAAAAAGGTGAATGGCATGTTTTCACCCATTGACGGCCGGCCGTGCCGGCCCCCGGACCCAGTTACTCTTCGGAGATGCTATCGAGGCGAATCACGAGCGCTTAAAAATACCTTGTCGGCAATGCATCGGCTGCAGGTTGGATCACTCTCTTATGTGGGCTACCCGCATAATGCACGAGTCACGCTCACACGACTTAAATTCCTTCATCACCCTGACATTCGATTCAGAGCATTATCCGCCAGATTCATCGCTTTCAAAAAGGCACTGGCAGTTATTCATGAAGCGGTTCCGAAAAGCTATATATCCTCTTCGAGTAAAGTTCTTCCACTGCGGTGAGTACAGTCCTAAAAAGACAAGGCCGATCGGTCCGTTCCATCCTGAAGAGTATCAAAGTGAAGGTCAGCGGCCTCACTATCACGCAATTATTTTCGGTTATGATTTCCCTGACAAAAAACTGTGGTCAGTGCGCGACGATGTTTCTATTTATACTTCTGATTTTCTTGCTGACATTTGGGGGCAAGGTTTCTGTACGGTTGGAGAACTTACCTTCGAATCAGCCGCCTACGTCGCTCGCTACGCCCTTAAAAAAGTAAATGGCCCGCTCGAACAAAAACCAGACAAAACCACTGGATTACGACCCTACGAAAGAGTTTGCTGGTATACAGGAAACATTACAGAGGTTGCAAAGGAACACGTCACTATGTCTAATGGCATTGGCAGCGATTTCTATGATCAGTACAAGTCTGATATGCTACCTCGCGATTACGTCATTATAAACGGGCACCAGGCAAAGGTTCCCAGGTATTACGACAAAAAATACGATGCTGAAAACCCTGATTCCATGGACGAAATTAAAGAACGACGCATTCTATCGATGCGCGATCATGCCAAGGACAATAAGCCTTCCCGTCTCGAGGCCAGAGAAAAAGTTAAGAAGGCACAATTATCAATGTTAAAAAGAGAGGCTATTCAATGAAATTTTATAAGCTTATACTGAAATTGGTCGATGTGATTATAGAAGAGCATGGTTATGTCCAGCCAGATGACGATCTGATATTCGAATGCAGGGAAATGATTCAATCGCTGTTAGGACTAGAGGAGAAAAAGCAATGAGCCACAAACTACTAGTATTCTCCGTATTCGACGCAAAAGCCGAAGTCTACGGCACCCCCATCTTCTTCGCAGCAAAAGGTCTCGCGACCAGGGCCTTTGAGGATCAATGCAATAAACAGGATTCCCCAATCTGCCAGCACCCAGGCGATTTTACCCTGTTCCACATCGGCGATTTTGACCCTGATACAGGTCTACTCGTCCCTTTGCCAAGTCCCAGCAGTTTGGGTACTGGCGTCGAATACCAGAGGAGTGAATAATGCAATCTGTAATGAACCATTCTTTCGGTCGTGTAACCCCGCCGTCCGTACCACGATCATCTTTTCAGCGGAACCATGGTCATAAAACCGCCATCGACGCAGATTATCTTTATCCGGTATTTGTCGACGAGGTAATACCAGGCGATACTTATAAAATGCGGGCTAATATGTTTGCCCGCATGGCTACACCTATCTATCCGATACTCGATAATTTATTTCTCGATACTTTTTTCTTCTATGTACCCTACCGCCTGGTCTGGACAAACTGGAATAAATTCCTCGGTGCCCAGGATGACCCAGGCGATTCAATCGACTTCACAATACCGGTAAAAGACACCGGCACCGGTGGAGCAGTAGAAGACACCTTATTCGATTTCATGGGTATACCGGACGTGGATGACGTCGATATCTCAGCCCTTCCACTACGCGCAAACGCACTTATCTGGAATGATTGGTTTCGCGATGAAAACCTCCAGGACTCTATTGTCGTTGATAAAGGCGACGGACCCGACACAACTACAGTTACTGCCCTACAGAAACGCGGAAAACGCCACGACTACTTCACATCATGTCTACCCTGGCCGCAAAAAGGCGATACAGCAGTATCACTGCCTCTGGGCACCGACGCGCCGATATTCGGTAAAAACATGGATTTCGATGGCGTAAATGATACAGCCAACCAGGTAAACATCAGGGATGCGTCAGGCGGAAACTTAAGAGCCATTCTCGACGGCGGTTCTGCTGGCTCATATAACTATGGCGGTGCAGCTGCCTCCGGCACCGGCGAGCTATTCGCAGACCTGTCTAACGCTACAGCCGCAACAATTAACGCGCTCCGCCTTGCAATTACAACACAGCAATTTCTCGAACGGGATGCTCGAGGCGGAACGCGTATTAATGAAATCATCCTGTCACATTTCGGGGTATCGGTGCCAGATTACCGCGTTCAACGGCCGGAGTACCTGGGCGGCGGATCAACGCCTATCAATATTCATTCGGTCCCACAAACCTCGCAAACAGCAACAACGCCACAAGGCACAATGTCGGCATTCGGAACGGTCTTTACAAACGAGGCCGGCTTCACAAAATCATTCACTGAATTCGGAGTAATTATCGGCTATGTCAATGTCCGCGCAGACCTCACCTATCAGCAAGGGATCGAACGATTCTGGCGGAACTCAACCCGTTATGATCTTTACTGGCCTGAATTTGCAAACATCGGTGAACAAAGCGTTTTGCAATCTGAAATATACGCAGCGAATGACGCTGCAGGAACCAATGACAACGTATGGGGCTACCAGGGCCGATATGACCACTACCGGTACAAGCCCTCAAGAGTCAGTTCGAATTTTCGTTCAAGTCATTCTGCCACTCTTGATCCATGGCACGTTGCCGAGGAATTAAGTTCTCCGGCTCTCGATTCCACTTTTATCCCGAGCAATACCCCAATGGCCAGGGTCGAGGCGGTATCATCACAACCCGATTTTCTTTTGGATTGCTTTTTTCAACTCAACTGTGTACGGCCTATGCCTATGTATGCTACGCCTGGTCTCGCGAGGTTGTAATGGGTATATTCGATTCCTTCGCCGGGGATATGCTCGGCGGAGTCTTGGGCATCGCAGGCGGAATGCAGCAAAACACTGCCAACAAACGCGAAGCTAGGAAAAACCGCCGGTTTCAACGCGATATGTCAAATACCGCCGTCCGCCGCCGCATGGAGGACTTGAAGATGGCCGGCATTAATCCGATACTGGCTGGTAGATACGACGCCTCAACTCCCGCCGGTGCCATGGCGCACATGGAAAACGTAGGTCAAGCAGGGATGCAAGGCGCAAGTACTGCCACTGGTATGCGGTTCCAACACGAGCAAGCCAATATGATCGAAGAGAAGCTTAAACCGGCATACGAACAAATAGGCTCGGTCAGAGCCGAAACCTGGTTAAAAGACGTTCAGCGAGTAGTAGCGTCTATCGACCAGGATCAAAAGCAGCAAGCCATCAGGCTGCTAAAAATGCAGGTAGATATCGCGGAAAAAGACGCGATTATAAACGGCCTGAAGGCCGATATCCTGCAGAAAGGTCTGGACAAAATCAACTTCGACAAACTTATGGAGAACTTCTAATGAAACCTAAAAACATATATTCCCCATCCGAGCGCGTGGTCAGCCCGGTTGGGCAAACTCCCGCGCAACAACAATTTAAAGATGACTGTGATATCAATAGCATCATGAAACGTTTTCAAAA